TCTACCCATATAGTCCAGTATGCTTTGAAGTTATTTCTCATTTCAACTATTGGTGCCACAAAATCACAGATAACATAATCACCATTAGATTCTAAAGCAAATTGTGCCATTCGTAATGATTGTCGTATACGACCTTCTTTAGAGAAATCCCAATCATTATATTTCTTACGGACTTCATCTGCATTGAACCATGTTACTTGTGTTTTAACTCCACCTAGTGGTAACATTTCAGCAGTATTAGTCCTGCCTGTGCCATTTTCTTCTAAGTATTTTTTAAGTGCTTGTGCTAAACAAGTTTTGCCAGCACCAGGTAAACCCATTATCAAAATCTTTTTCACTATAACTCCACATTTTAAAATTAATCAATTACACCAAGATTGTTTGCCCTCACCATCTTATTCTCTTGCGTATCCGTTCTGGATTAATGCCATACGCAACGATTGACCATCAAGTAATACATCACCAAGGACTCTACCACCATACTTGTCCCAATCCATTAATATAACTTGTCTGCTTGTTGCTTGTGATACCAGCTTCTTAGTAAACTCTGATGCGGCAGCACCTCTAGTGGCTTCTGATTCACATTGAGCACGAAATCCTTTTTCTGGAGTATCAACACCAAACACACGAATTGATAACTCTTTCTTTAATGGTTCTGGTAACCATAGTGTTTGAAATGCCACAGTATCACCATCAATAACACGGGTGATAACTGCATTGTATGTCACACCTTGTTTTTGTTTTTGTGCAAACAATGGTGTGGATAATATCAATAATACAAGTAATAGTTTTTTCATTTTTGTTCTCGGTAAAATTTAATCGCCTCAACTAAACCATCTATGTGGTCCTCGGTTTTTTCTATAAAGATAAGAGGTGGGTTATCTTCAACTGCCATGATTACAACTAGTTTATTTATAGGTGTACCAATGAGTTCTTCATACATCAAAGCATACGCAGTTGTTTGCCAAAAATAATCTAAAATGTTTTCTCTTGATTTCATTTTTGCTGAGGTTTTAAAATCAATCGATGCCAACTCACCATCGAACTCAGCAATACAATCTACACGGCCTGCCATACCTAATTTGGTTGACCATAGAGCCTGCTCTTGATAGTGTATATTGTTAATACGATTAAGTTCTGGTTTAAGTGTGATAAACATTTCTTTGGCATCAGGCATCATATCACCCGTACCTTGATTGTTTAAGTATCTCTCACATAGTGTATGAACATTGGTACCACGACCTGTGGCTTTCTTTGAGATTTTATTGGCAACTTCTTCACCAACTCTCTTACGCCATGCCTTGATGGCTTCTTTCTTTTGCGCCCCTAGAACGGTGGTGACAGATGGTAACCTAGTTCCATCAGGTAAAGAGTAGTATCTTTTACCATCAGGGAATGTGGTTGCTTGGAGGTCTTGCAGAGGTTTTGGTGGGCAATATGTAAACATAATATAATCCTATCATAAAAAAGTTATATAGTCAAGCTGTAAATCTTAAGATTCTGGTAATCCCATTCTAATATTTTCTGATTGGACTCTTGAGCGCTCGAACTCTAAAATTTCAGATTCAGTTAAAGCTGGAATAGGAGTAATAGTAGATTCATCAACTATATCACCCCATACTTGAAATATTTTAACACTAGAAGGTATATCTTTATCACAATCATTACAATGTAACACATCAATTTCTTCTTGTGTTATGTCCGCATTACAATTTGGACAATTATGATATTCCCAAATTTCTGGTCGTACAATTTGTCCGTTCTCAACTAAAGTTGGTTGTTTAATAATCATTTACCATTTTTCCTTTGGACATTTTAATTGTTTTATTTTTATTTTCATCTTCATCGCACAACCACAAATATCACACACATTAACATTAAATTTATTTTTATAATATTCACAAGATTCACAAATATTCAAACGTTCTTTTTGTAATTCTTCTGAAGCAAGTAAGGCTACTTCTATCAAGTGTAAGCTCCGTGAATAGCACCACCACCACTAAGTGAGAATGTTCCAGCAGATAGTATAACTGCTCTGCCGCCGGCGCCTCCGGCACCACCACCATAAGCTGTAGACTGACCCGCTCTTCCATTAGATGCCCATGGAGCAGGATCATCACTGGTTGTAGAACCTCCTCGGCCTCCGTAACCACCAGAAGTATTTACTCCGTATGCTGGTCCATATGAAAGACCACCACTACCAGGTAAAGGTGACCCGCTAGTCCATGTATCTGCTGGAGTATATCCTGATTGTTGTGTGAATCCGTTTTCTCCATTTGTAGGTTGTGTGTTACTAAATGCACTACATTGGAACATACCTCCTCGTACTCCTCCACCAGAAGGTACAATCGGAGAACCTGTTCTACCACCAGCACCTCCACCGCCACCAACATATAACATTGTTCCACAATTAAAAAATTGATTAGTGCCACCACCGCCTCCACCACCACCGCCACCACCAATAACTCCTGAATTGGTCATACTTAAATTTGCATATATTTGAATAGCTGCACCGCCAGCACCTCCTGCGGCACCTTCTTTGGCAGTTCCATAATATTCATTAGCGGCACCTGCACCTCCTCCACCGCCGCCACCGAGGATATATGCATTATTAGTCATAGTAGTGGCATAAGAAATAGCTAGAGCTACACCACCAGCACCGCCAGCTAAGTTCCAATAACCTCCACCGCCACCTCCATAACCAGCAATAGTTCCATTATTGGTAATATTTACAGTAGATGAAGCAGGCAAAGAGCCCACAGTAAATCCGACAGCACCACTACCATAAACAGTAACGCCAGAATTAATAGTTACTGTAGCAATAACACGTTTTGAACCGTCCCACCCAGCTGCAGTCATAGCAGAGTTTAGATTATAATTAGCTGTGTCACTAGAAATAGTTTGATTGAATACGAATATACCAAGCCCACCATAAAAATTAGCCAAAGATATTGTACCTGAAGTAGGTATGCCGGCATTTTCAGCAAGATTAGTTACATAACTACCATTACGATAATATTCATTCATTCCAATTGGATTGGAACCACCAAATTCAGATTGTAATTGGTCGAATGATATCGTACCTGAAGCAGGAAGAGCCATAGTAGTCTAACTTATTTGAATGGGTTAATTTACTGTCATTACCCGTAGTTGTGCAGTAGTTGTTGCCGAATCAACTTGGTCGGTAATATCTCTTAGTCTTTGTTTTTCAGCCACAATTGCAGTTGTATCCGCAGAAGTCTCTAATGCTCTTTGAAATAAAACATCTTGAGCTGCCAACAAAGGTTCTCTTTCTGTTCTCAATCTTTTCTTAGTCATTTCTTTGGCTTTAGAAATACTAACAGATACAGTAGTTCCACTTAATTCCCAAGCATCAAAGAAATCATTGTCATTAGTTGGTAATGATTCATAGTCTACAATAATTGAACCAGTAGGAGTATCTTTTGCTTTAACTGCTTCAATAGATATTTCTCCAGTAGGCATTGTTACTGATACACCACCATTTTCGTTTGTAAAAATAATCACTTGCATTTTTGTTTCCTTTTCAATTAAGAAATATTATACTATTTAAAAACTGCTATACTAACAAATGAAGCATCCTGTTGCGCAAGAGATGCTGGATTGATTGTTAGTATTTGACCCCAAACTGGATCAATTCCTTGTACAATTGTTAAACAACCATTACCACTTCCATTATCATTTGAAGTGCCAACAAGAGCATAATTAACATCTGGAAAAGCCGTGGTATAAGTTATTCTATAACATCCAGCACTAATTCTTGTTACAGAGCTAACATTGAGAGAATTCCTAATATATTGAGTTTGTCCCCAAAAACTAACCCAAGCTTTTGCAGTACCTTTAATAGCAGTACTTGTTGCCATGTTATTACCCGAACCATCTTCAATTGTATCAGTAATTAATGTTCCTGCCATGAATTATCTCCTAATTAAGGAATTATATATTATTTAAAAATTACTACACTAACAAAAGAAGCATCATACTGTGCGGTACTTGCTGGATTGATTGTTAGAACAGTAGCAAAAGCCGCATTTATTTCTATGACAATTGTTAAACAACCATTACCACTTCCATTATCATTTGAAGTGCCAACAAGAGCATAATTGGTATCTGGATAAGCCGTAGTAAAATTTACTCTGTATTGCCCCTGATAAAATCTTGTTATAGAACTAACATTAAGAGAGTTCCTAATATATTGAGTTTGTCCCCAAAAACTAACCCAAGCTTTTGCAACACCTTTAATAGCAGTAGACGTTGGCATAGTATTACCCGAACCATCTTCAATTGTATCAATAATTAATGTTCCTGCCACGATTTATCTCCTAATTGACGAATTATATATTATCTAAAAAATACTATACTAACATAAGTAGCATCTGTCTGTGAAAGACTCGCTGGGTTGATTGATAGAAAAGAAACATTCGATGGATATGTTTCGGTGAGAAGTGTTAAACAACCAGCGCCGCTTCCATTATCATTTGAAGTAGCAACAACAGCAAAATTAACATCAGGAAAAGCCTTAGTGAAATTTACTCTATATGCTCCAGCACTAACTCTTATTACAGAACTAACATTGAGAGAATTTTTAATAAATTGAAGCTCGAAGTTCTCGTATTCTCCATCAAACACAACCCAAGCTTTTGCAGTACCTTTAATAGCAGTACTTGTTGCTATGGTATTACCTGATCCATCTTGGATTGTATCCAGAATTAATTTTCCTGCCACGATTTATCTCCTAGGTTTCGCATTTACAATCATTTTTGTTAGCAGTCTTTATAAAAAGTTTCATCCAATTTTAAGCATAAATCGATGTTTTCTTTACTTAATTTTGCTTTACTTTTTCTTTTATTTAGTGTACTTCTAACATCATGCATACCATCTAAACGGTAGACTGAATCATCTTCAGGGTGTTCATTGATAATATTTTGTAGGTCATGTGTATAATTATCCCAACCACAAAACTCATAAATTTTATTTAATGTGCTTGTTGTATTATACACCAAGTCTTGGTATTTCACAAATATGAAATTTTTGTTTTGGTTATTTTGACTAGCCCATTGAACATTATGTAATAATTTGAGTATCTCAGAGTCTTTATTTATAAAGTATTCCGCTTTACTTTTTACATTATTTTTATCAAACAAATCAAGAAAAGAAATCACAATCTCATTTACAGGCCGAATTAAAACAATAAATTTTGGATCACAATCTATATACCGATTTACAATATCAACATTTGCTGGATTATTCCAAGTTCGACATTTATCAACAATGATAGGTCTATCAACATCTTTATAATATATTTTTGGTATAGAAGATACTAAATCAAATACAGTTTTTTCTCTTTTATTTGCTTTAATTTGTTCTTGACCAGAAGTGTTACAAGAAACTTCCATATCCCACATTAATTGGCATACAGCTGAATTTCCTTCAGCATGAATCAATGGATTTTGATTTAATATTGAAGATAGTAAAGTCGAGCCTGTTCGTGGTAGGCCACACATCATAACAAAGTTTTTCATT